GAGGAAGACGAGGACGAAGTAAGCAAGGTCATGAAGTCCTACCGGGTGCCTATCATCGTCGCCAAGGGCAGCGATCAGCAGATCGTTTATGGAGTCGTCAGCGAGCCCAATGTCATAGACCTGCAGGGTGACCGCCTGAGCAAGTCCGAGATCCGCGCGGCCTGTCACAAGTTCATGCAGAACAGCCAGCGGATCGGCAAAGAGCATTCTGGCGTGGCCAAAGCTTCCATCATCGAGAGCTATATCGCTCCAACCGACTTCAAGTGCAACGGCCAGGTCGTGAAATCCGGGAGCTGGGTTATGGCTGTCAAGATCCACGATCCCGCTCTCTGGCAGGCAGTGAAGAAGGGCGACATAACAGGTTTCTCGATTGCGGGAACCGGCACACGCACCCCCTTCTGAAATCTTTTCTTGATGACCCGAGGTGATTCTAATTGCCAAACGAACTTACGGATTTAGAACTGGATGAGGTTTCCCTAGTCGGTAAAGCGGCTAATGGGAAGCGTTTCTTATTATATAAATCAGCTAATGGAAGTGTACCGATGAGAAAGACCAAGCCCGCTAGGGCTGACAAGGCCGGAGCAAGGGCTCTGGTCAGCAAGGCTGAGCTGCTGGATATCGTCCAGAAAGCAGTCGAACCGATCCGCAAGGAGAACGAGAAGCTGCGCTCTATCCTCCGCAAGAAGGAGTATGAGCAGATAGCCAAGTCCGATTTCTCCGGCCTGGGGACTCCTGAAGAGGGTGCTGAGATCCTGAAGAGCCTGGAGGCTCTGCCGACCGAGGCCCGCAAGACTATCTTGAAGACCCTCAAGCAGGCCAGCGTAATGAAGGCCGAGGCAGGCAAGCTGCTCTATCATCCGATGGGTAGCGACAGGCCCGCACCTGGGACCTCTATGGCCGAGTTCGAAGCCCTGGTAACCAAGCACGAGAGCCTAATCCAGAAGTCCGGCAGCGGCCCCACAGATCCCAAGGTTCGCCACGCTCTGGCGGTAGCCGCAGCCACTCGCGAGAATGGCGCTCTGGCTAAGTCCGTGCTGGCTGAGGAGAGGGCAGGTACTGTGCGCGCCCAGATGGGGGTGATCTGAAGTGACTGACATGACGGCCCCCTTCAGGGAAGCTCTACCAGGAGACATTAGCTCCTACAATCCAGACGGTGACATGTCTGCTCTGGAGTACTGTTTCGTCCAGCTGGACACCACAAGAGCCCGGACAGTACAGGCATTCTCAAGCGGACATCCAGTAGGCGTCCTGTGCAACAGGCCTACGGAAACCGCGACTTCCACCAACTTCTCAATCACCGCTCTGGTCCAGTGGAGAGGCAAAGCACTGGTCAAGGCAGGGAGCGCGGGTCTGGCAGTAGGTGACCTGGTGAAAGTCGGAACTGGTGGGGTCGGCGACAAGGCCACGCCCACCAACAAGGATATCATCGTGGGACAGTGCGAAGTCGCTGCTGCTGCGGGGCTCCCGGCTACCGTGAGACTGTTCACGTACCAGGCGAACATTTGAGGTGATATTCATGGATTACAAAGAAACTATCGCATCCCTGGCCCAGCAGGTAGTTAACAAGGGCCTGGACTATTCACAGATCCACGTGGCCCGGCTGGAGTCGGAGTGGTCTCTCGCCTACAGGCAGGAACCCTCAAACTTTGTGGCAGACCAGTGGTTCCCTATGATATCGGTGAACCAGATAGCCGGTCTCTATCCCAAGTGGGCTATGGAGAATCACTTTACCAACAAGGCAGGTGAGTGGAGACCCGGCAGCATCCCGCCCCAGGGAGAACTCAAGGTAGATACCCCCGGCTCGTATGTGTGCCGCAGGTATGCCTTCGAGATGCCTCTGATGGCCGATATCCCCTACGTGGCCGACCAGGGCTACCCCATCGAGCAGGCGACTACTAACATGGTCACCGACGTTCTCCAGCTCAACAAAGAGCTGATCATCGCCAACAACTACTTCAAGGAGTCTGTTTGGGGAATCGATGTCACTGGCGTGTCCAGCGGTGAGACCTGGTCTCCCGGCGATATTACCACAGGCGAGACCATTCGCCAGTTCAACGACGCGGACAGCGATCCTCTGGGTGTCTTCAAGGACAGCCGGATGGCCGTCAAAAAGGCGTGCGGTCTGCTGCCCAACACGATGGTCATAGGCGAGCAGGCCTACGAAGAGCTGCGGATCAACAACCAGCTGATCAGCCTTTATAGGAACCCACAGGGTGCCGAAAAGGTGCCGACCAAGCTCAACGAGCAGATGATAGCTCAGGCTCTGGACATCGATAACGTTCTGGTGGCTAAAGCCATGTACAACACCGCCGCTCCCGGTGATACTGTCGCGCTTGACTGGATATTCGGTAAGCACATCTGGCTGGGATACGTGACCTCCCCCGGACCTCTGACTACCCTAGCGGGCATGAACCTGTCCTTCAACGAACCTCTGGGCGGCTTCGATACTGCTCTGACCCAGGTGCCCGATCTGCACACCCACACGACCTATTACCAGGGCTTCCAGTGCTGGTGCCCGGTGGTAATGGCCAAAACCGCAGGCATGTTCATGAAGAACGTGGTAGCCTGAAGGCGGTAACGATGACTCGCTACAAAGTGGTGCGAGCATTCGAAAGGCATGATGGCAAAGCCCTGCGAAAGTTCACGCGGGGCTCTATCATCAGCCAGAAGGATGCCGCTAAGATGGCTGTCAGGCCTGAGAAGAAGCGACAGAGTACCATCGAGGTGCTGCTCAGTTCCGGAGCCATATTCGCCATACCTGAAGAGGTGACACCAATTGACTCATAGAGTTGATTATATCTGGGGGCCCACGAAGGCCGATAACCTGATGGCAGACAAGCTCTACGCCAACCAGGCCAAACTGGTCTTTGACGATACGCCTGGCAGTTTCAAGATAGGAACCGTGCCCGGCAACAGCATCCTGGAGTATGTCATCGTCAGCATTGCAACGGGCTTTGACGATACCCTGACACTCGGGAATGCTTCGGACCCGGATGCCTACATAGCGAACGACGACTTCCCCAAGACGGCAGGCATGCATGATCCTATCGCCCTGAACATCCCGTTCGCAGCCGCAACTGCAATCAAGCTGGCAGTTGGCGCATCAACCACGGCAGGTGCCGGTACTATCTGGCTACTCTGGAGGCCACTGAAATGAGATTCATAGCTATCCTGTTGGTGCTCATGGCCTTCATGGGTGCCGCCAGTGCCGCATCTTCGGACGTGGCCGGAGTCTACAACAAGAACCTGGTGGGAGCTGTTATCACCATTCCCGCAGCCGAAACCAGCGACACCGACCAGATCGTGAACGACGCCAGCCTGAACTCGACCACCAACCTGCTGATAAGGTCTACTGGTGTCGGATCTTCGAACTTCCTCGATGATCCGGATGTCCCCCGATGCCTCATAGTGACTCCATCAGGCGCAGTAACCACCGAGATCAAGTTCACCGGGTTGGACATCTCGGGAGCGGTCATTACCGAGAACCTGACCTTCACCGCGTCCGCTGTCGCCCAGACCACGACTAAGGCATTCAAGAACGTGACACGGATCGATGCCACCACATCAGGCACCACTCGGACCGTAGATATCGGCACGGCTGACAAGCTAGCTCTGAACAAGAAGTTTGCAGTCAACCCAGTGGTCTATTGTTCAGTCAACGGTGTAAGAGAGGCCACGGCTCCTGCAGTAACGGTATCCTCAACGGTGTTGGCTCAGAACACCATCGACACCGCCACGGCACCGGGCGGGCATGTAACGAAAGTTTGGGTTCTGTACTGAGGAGAGAATGACGACATACAAAGATGAGATAGGGTATGTGGTATCGATAGCCACCGGCAAGACCCTGACCACGGCCATAAAGAAGGAGTTCCATGCAATCAAACCGGATGGGACCGCCGCAACATGGACAGCAACCGAAAGCGGCACGGTTCCCGGCACGCTGCTCTATACAACCATAGCAGGCGACCTCGACCAGTCCGGACCCTATCTCATCGTTGCTTATGTCGAATGGGCCACATCTAATTATACTTCAGACACTATAATACTGATCGTCCAAGAACCTGGGCACGGCGCGGCCACCTACACAGGATCTCCTTCGACCAGACCTATAGATGCGGTCAGGATTGAGCTGGGGGGAACCGGCAGCCTAAGCCTCCTGACGGACGACGAAATACAGTACAACCTCACCAGAGCCAACAGCAATCCTCTTCTCGCGGCTGCCTTTTCGGCTGAGACCATAGCAGGGATGTACGCCGGCCTGGTCGACAAGTCGATGGGCGGCTCCTCCGTATCCCTATCACAGAAGGCGGAAGCCTGGCGGAAGAAGTCTCAGGCTCTGAGGACACAGGCTCTGAACCCCAGCCTGACCCCCAGGGCGTCATCCTCTGCAGCACCTACTCGGAGGTTCGGGATAGGACAGCACGACAACACAAGCGGCACAGGCAGCTATAGCATCACGGGGTACATATGAGCGGAGAGTATTTTGCCGAGTTCAAGACCGGTGTGAACAACGCCTGGAAGGTCGGGATAGGTAACTGGATAGCCTATTCCGGCGTGCCTCCCGTGGTACTGGCAGGGTCCATTCCAACGGTGCCCTTCCGGGTGGCTATCATAACCGAGGCCATAGCAGGGCATACGGATGTAGCCGGAATCGTGAAGGTGAACGACGAAGAGCTGACCTTCACCAGGGCGACCAGGCTGACCGCCGAGGAAGAGCTCACCTCCTGGCCCACTATCACAGTAACCGGCCTGGACTGCAAGATCACAGTCGAGTTGATCTCAGTCGATGGGGAATACCTACAGAACGAGACGCTTGTGCCGATGGAGATCATATGCTTCCCCAAGACGCGCATCCTGAGGGACAGGAGCGGCTCTGGATGGCAACAAACAAATTATGACATATGGAGCGAAGAGCCCCTAAACATCGGCGATCAGATCCGGTTTGTAGATCCTCACCAGGGCGACCGGATGATTGACATTTACGTAAAAAATGTGGACAGTGCGGTAGACCTGGAGCTGGACAATACCCAGCCTTTCAGGGTCTACAACTGCGCATAATTCAATCTTTATTATAAACCCACATTTGGACCGCTAAGTACTGCTTTTGCGGTCCAAGTATTGCTCTTAAGGAACGTCACGAAAGACGATTAAGATATAGGAGAATTTAATATGGCTCAACTTTATGCGAAGAAGACTAGCGATGGCCTGCCCAAGGCCCTCGAATGTACGGACGAAGGCCTGCTCAAGGTGGACGCCGAGCTCACGGCCACGATCGATCCTACCGGGCTGGCGACCGAAGCCACCGCCGGAGATATCAAGACCGCCGTTGAAGCCCTGGCAGCCGCCACCCCGGATACGGCTGCTGATGATCTTGCCAGTATGTCGGCTGATTTGGGAACGATTCAAGCTGATATTGCCACAGTTAAAGCAGATATCGCACTCATGAAAACCGATCTCGCTGCTATATTAGCTATATTGGAGAGTTGATTATGGGATTCTTGAATCGCCTTCCTGCTCGGCAGGATGCATATTATTCTCGTAACAGAATGTGGAAGAACAAGGGCAGTGATACAGCGGCCAACCGGAGGACTCTGGTCAGTCCCAGCCACATGCTCGTGAACATAGGTGGAGCCGGTGCTCATGCTTATGAAGTCGAAACTGCGGTAGAAATGGACTTGAATACCGCTTCTAATTGGGATACTCAGACTCCGGATGACTATACAGTAGCGGCCAACCGTGCAGGCAAGGACTTCTACATATATGCTTGCGTTCCAAGCAGCGGTTTCTCTCCGATACTGGTTTTGAGTGCTGCAACCACCTACCCGGCTGGCTACACCGCAGACAATAGCCGCAAGATAGGGTGTTTCCACTGCGAATGCGCGAATGTTGGCACGATCTCCGGCCATCCCCTCACAGGCTACCTGGCAGGAGATATCATCCCTCGGTCTATCCAAGATCTCAAGCACCGGCCATATGGACGCTTCCTTCCTGGTTTTGCCTGGGGAGGGCCGACCGATTTCGACAGCCTGAATTATGCGCCTCTGTGGGCCTCGATATACCATCTCTCCGGCACAGGAGCATTTATCGAATCAGTATTCGGAGATGCCGCGACTGTCTCTCGGAATTTCTACGATTTTGCAGACGACCTGAAAAATATAGGCGCTAGGATGATGACAGACTGGGAGTTTGCGCAGCTCCACAGTGGCACGCCAGAAGAGACGAATATCTACGGGGACGCGAATCCGACGACCGTTGGCGGACATGTGGATACTGCATCCAGAAGGATCGTCTCAGACATTGGCTTGGAGGACATGTCCGGAGTCTGGTGGACTTGGCTCCAGGATCGGCAGAGCTACATAGGCGGAGCGGATTATGCCGCAGCAATTGTGTTCGGCTACGAGAATATCAGCGGAACCAGAGGGTCCCATTACGGTCAAGGAACATATCGGGCGCAAGCAGCGGTTGTTGCGGGCGGCGCTTGGAATGATGCGACGAATTGCGGTTCGCGGGCGCGTAGTGCGAATAGTCGGCGGTCGTCTGCGTCTTCGTTTATCGGTTGCCGCGCGGTCGCGGAGCCACAGTAGTCGTTATTCGTGCCTATGCGCAGCATAGGCCGGTAATAGGAGATGGGCAACTAGTACCCGGCGGGAACGCTGCCCCTCTCGAAATCAGTATCATGAGGTCATAAAAATGAGAGGATATCCTAAAGGCCCGCTCACCAAGCGGGATTACGAGAATCTGTTGGCCATGCCGGAACACGCCGAGAAAGCGAAGGCCGATCTGGCCCGGCTCGCTGAGACAGATGACAGCAAGATCACCGTCGACCAGGGCACGGAAGAATCGCCAAAACTAATGGAGATAGACAACCCCATGCCCATATGGAAACGGGCCGGGTTCAAGGACAAAGACGAGCTACTGAAGCTGGCAGAAACGGGTAAGATGGCCTCTATCGCAGACATCCGGTCAATCATCAACGCAAAAGATGGCACCACAGAAGGCGATGCTGTTGAGCTATCGGAGGATTTGGTCGAGGCCGAGAAAGCCAAGAAGGAAAAGAAAGCCGAGCCCGCCAAGTCCACGAAGAAGACGGCCAAAAAATCTAAATGAGGTAATTTCGTGAAAATAGATCCTACCAAAGTGTGGTGGCTCATCATCGTTCTCCTTCCGCTTGTTTCTGTCGGGGCTTGCATCCTCTCAGAATCGTTCCAAGGCGAAGGCTACATGGAAGCCTGGCACGATAGCGATAAGGTCACCGACCGGACGATCGCACAGGGCCGGTATGATTACGGAGCCGAAATCTACCCCAGCGGACTGTCAAGCGGCCTGAACATTTCCAATGGCTCTGCGAGCTATTCCTTCCAGTCTGGCGACTATTCAATCAGATTGAAGAAGTTCTCCGGGGAGATCGTTGCCGAAGCTGATTCTAATGGCACCATTATCGATCTCTCTGGTAGTGGAAAGATGTCTGCCATATCCTATCCAACCCGGCCATACGCTTCCAGTGTCCGGCCATTTCCGATAGGCGGATTGAAGGGCGAAGGAAAGCTCTTCCTCCACGTGACCACGGAGTTCGAGAACATCCCAATCGAGATGTGGAACGGCACGGAGTGGGCGAACACTCCGGTGATCGACATCAACCAGACGCCGAACCAGACGACCAATGAGACGGAAACCATCGATTCGATCAACGACACAACCTGGATCGATGGCAGTGACTGGGACGATTCGGTCATAATTTACATCTGAGGTTATTTTTATGGTACACCAATTTAAGAAGGCCCCAAAGAAGGAAGAGGCTTGCTGCCTGCCAGGGGAGGGGCTTACCGACGAGGAGTTTGCAAGCTTCTGTAAGACTCCGGAGGAGCTGAAGAGGATTCCCAACGGCAAGCTGCGATATCCCGATGGTACTATCGTTTATATCGATGGGGCCGGTCAGCAGTGGACAGAGAAACAATGGGAGAAACGCTTCGGCTACAACCCAGTGCCGGTCTGGGACCGTATGTGTAAGCAGAAGATAGCGGTCTTGGGCTGGAACAGCGAGAAAGATCAGGCAGTCGGGAGCCTGGGAAAGTTTCCGACACAAGGAGACACACGATGAACGCAATTTTACTTACAATGATCGCCTTCATAGCGATTGTGGGGGTAGCATCCGCAGACTACGTACAATACACCAGCCCTGCCGTCAAGGACCTCAGCGGCCTCAATATGTCTGAGATCGAGGCAATATTCGCGGGGGACGGCACCGGATGGGTGGTGTCCGATGCTGGTGGTGCTGGATGGACCCCCAGTATCAATGCCTTCCTGGCTGACAATGGGGAAGGCGTGCCGGGTAACGTAACTAAGAAAATACCGTTAAGATGTGGAGGAGTGTAAAAATGGCAGACGAAAGAGTCAATACTGATGCTAAGCTGGCATCGATGGTTATAGACGGTGGATACAACTCATTCGTAGAGAAGAACAGCAGGATGATGGACTACCTCAGAGAAGAGATCGCTGAGCTTCAGACCATGATTGACAAGCTCCAGTCCACAGACATCCAGGCCGGATACTTGCCGGACGATGACAACGATATTGTCAAGTTCCTGGATGAGATAGTCGAAGAGGTGGACAAGAACCTGTTTGTCCTTGGAAATGCTATCAAGGGCATGAGTGACAGCACCAAAGTAACGCTCAACACTGCCGGATTCATGAGGCTGTCCAAGGACCAGGCCAGTATCAAGACCTTCCCCGGAGGTAACTGAAAATGTTAAACAAGCTCGAAGAGATTCTACCGGGATCGAAGACATACATAATCGCAGTGGCA